ATTATCTATTCCAATATCTTGAGCAACCCAGCCAGCTCCGATATCTATTCTAATTGTCAAATTGTCAAATTTATAAGGCAAAGAAAATGACTTTGAATCTGCCCCGCTTACAGTAATGACATCTGTATATGTGCTTGCATTATATTGCCCGCCACCGATTATAACTCTGTTTGCTATCTGTGAGCCGTCAATCTTGCGCGCGAGGCTCTTATAAACATAATTACCGCTATCGTCTTCTAAATCATATGGAGCGGTATTTGTCTCTTTGCTAAAAAAATGAATATCCTTGTCCTCATCTATATAAAAATCATAACCTAATATATCCGCTAATCTTTTTAAACAGGCACTCGGATATACATTATTAAAAACTATCTTGTCTATTGTGAAAGTACCGTCAACATTATTCGAGGTAAATCCGCCACTGGTATAATTAGCAATAATATGGTCTATAATCTGTTGTATTGTCTGGCTCTCATACGCTTCTGATACAGTTTCGCTATCAAACTTATAAAGCCAGTCAACACAATTTATATCAAATACTACTCCCTTGCTCGTTTCAACTCTTTCATTCCAATTAAGCACTTCACCAGCAAAGATAACATCAGTCCCCTCTTTTATTTCTATGTCATCACCGACTGTCGGGGTGTATGATATGCTTCCATATTTTCTAACTGTAAACTTTGCTGTATCTACTAATCTTGATAATTTTTTATTAATATTTAAACTCTTCCAAACTACATTGTTTGACTTGTCTGCTGCGTTGATTTTCAAAATTATTGCCATTTTATTAAGCTGATAATTTATAATTCAATCTTAAATTATTCATTATACCATCAGAAACTTTGCTTATTAATTCCTCGCCTGATACATCGCCATAAACATTTATTGTTAATCCACCGAACCCGCCAACTTTATTTAATGGTATTACTGCTTCGGGACCAGCTTCGCCAACCATTGCTAATGTTGGTTTAGTAACTATTCCGCCTTTTTCTAATAATGGAATTTCAGGTATATTAATTCCCCAGCTTTTACCACCAATACCTGGAACCCAACTAGGAACACTAAAACTTATTTTATTTATCTGTCTGATTATAAAATTAATACCCTCTAATAATGTGTTTATATATCCTTTAAAAGTAGACATTATCCCATCCCATATATTATTAAAAATACTTTTCATACCATCCCAAAGTCCTGACCACATTTTAGATAGAAAATCAACGCCTTTAGAAAATAAATCTTTGAGTGTTTCCCACATTAAACCAGCCATTTCTTTAACTGTATCCCAGTTTTTAATTAAATAATATCCTGTTGCTATTAAAACTGCTATTAATGCTATTATTCCAATAATGGGCCAAGATATAGCTGTAAATCCTGCTATAATAACTGGCAATGCTAATCCTATTAATCCCAAAACAGTTAATAATCCAAATAATATAGTTGTAGCAATTATAATAATTTTTGTTAATATAGGATGTTCTTTTATCCATTCAGCCATTTTATTAATAACAGGAATAATTTTTTCCAAAACTTTATTAATCATAGGAATAAATACACTACCAAGTGTTTCTGTTAATTCTTTTGTCCTTTCTTTTAATAGTCTTTTTCGATTGGCTAAACTATCTTGTGTTCTCGCATAATCTCCTATTGCATTTTTAGATTGCTCCACAGCAATTTTCAAAGTTGCGTATGCTTTTTTTTGTCTATAAGTTTCATCTGTAAATTCACCAGCTATTTCCATTGCTTCTATTTTGGCTTTTACATCCTCTTCTAATATAGCGATACCTAATTCTTTAACTGATTCTCTCTCACCTAATAATGCTTTTGTTAATGCCTTTGATGCTCTTTCTGCTCCACCCTCAATATTTGTAAAAGAGGCTAAATCAATAGCTAATTTGTTGGTTTTACCTGCTAAATCTAATGCTTGTTCACCAGACATACCAAATCCAGTTAACATATCACCCGTAGCAGATAATAAATCCTTTGAAGTTGACTCAGCTAATCCAAAATTATCTCTTAAATCTTTTGCCATTTTTTCTGCACCGTCAGACACATCTCCAAATACTACATCAAATTTATTAAAAATTTCCTGTGCATCACTAGCTTTATTTACCGCACTGCCTAATCCAACTGTTATCGCACCTAAACCAGCAACACCAATCATAGACATCTTTTGAAATGCTGGTTTCATTTTATCCAATTTACCTCTAAATTTGCCTAGTTCTTTACTAGCTTTATCTTTTAAGGTTAATAATAATTTTAATTCTCTAGTTGCCATATTTCTTTTCGTTATATTTATCTATTCTATTTCTCGCTTGTATTATTCTAAAATAGTTTTTCAAATCCTCATCTTTTTGGTTTCTTATCTGGTCTGGTGTCCAACCATATCTCTCACTTAATACTTCAAAAGCAACTATATTAGACATTCTTTTTTTACCTTGTAATTGATTAACAACATCTCCGACATCAACTAATCTTTTTTTTTACCAATATTATCTATTGCTTCCATTAATTTATTTCCGTCGTCAACATTCAAATTATATAACCAATCCCTACTATATGGTATATTCTCTTCACCTTTTTTTATCTTCTTAATACATATTTCAGCTGTTTTATACTTAGCCTCTATCATCGCTTTGCCCAAACTTAAATCAATCTTTACATCTTCTTTTCGCATATTAGGGCTTAAATTATTAACTCCTGCATCGCTGTATAATATAGCTTGAATATCACTTGCCTCGCCCCAAGTAAAATATGTCAAGATATCTATTTCGTATTCTCCTATTTTAATTGTATTCGTTTTTCTATCCATTATAGTGTTGTTAATATTAAAATAAATATTATTAGAAAAAATCCTGCTATTACCGCTGTAATAATTCTGCCAGTTTTAATTCCTTTTTTAATATAATCCGTCATAATCTTATTGATTATTTATTAAGCTGGTATATAAGTTGCTGTCTTATTTTGTAGTGTCAATTCCATAGCCTCTGCATCTGCTGTATTGAATAAACCTTTTATTGCTATATTCTGGGTTACCAATTCGTCATTACCGCCGTCTCTGCTCCAATCAGTTACTATCATTTTGTGAAGTGTAATTACCATAGAAGCATATTTAGTAGCACCAATTAAAGTAGTTCCAGTAATAGTTATCCGAGAATACATATCAGTTTGAGCAGTCCAAGCGTCCTTATAAACTTCGTCAACATAATCAGATACAATACTGCCAGTGATTGAGAATTTAGCGTTGTAAATATCTTCTGGGTAATAATTACCTATGACGTGGTTTGGTATTAGTCCAGTGTCAATACTCAAATGAAGTTCTTTAATCTTTGTTTCACTTGCACCAGCTAATCCGCCCTCTGTAGCGGCGACTTTAAATTCAACCTCTGCCCCTACAAAATCATATTCAGTGTCATAACTAGGAGTATCAGAATTAGAAGCTGGTATTCCGCCAATAAAATTAGCTTTAAATTTACAAAAATCATCTCCGACTATATCAATATCAAATCCGCTAATCATACAAGTTGCGAATGTTTCTTGACTGACCGCTCCGTCTTTAGGAAATAAAGTCAATGCAGGATGTTGAATTTCGTCTGTATCAACTATTAAAGCGTGGCTATACACTCCTGTTTCAATTAAACTAGGAGTTGCTGTTCCGAATAAACTATATAGGAAAAATCCTATTGCATCAGCGTGGATGTTCATTTCAAGTTCACCCTCTGACCATTTTTTTACTACCCTTGAATTTTGAGCGTCTTCTTGAGTATTCATTGTGCTTTCGTCAATCTTAATCTCAACTTTTTCAAGAATGGTAGCCTTAACTTGTTTAACCCATTTGGTTGCCTCGGTTTCTGGTGTTAATCTTGTGCTTTCAACCGCAACCCCGAGTTCTATTTCTCTTCCTGTTATCTCAGCCATAATATTGTTATTATTTAGTTAAATTATGTAAAACTTTTGTAAAGAAATTTTTAATATATCTATCCATTTCCTTATTAGTTTCTTTTTCAATTATATCAAACCAAGGTCTTTTTTTCATTTTACCAGTTCCGCCGTGAACCCAAACGGCATAATCAGCTTTGCCCTCATCTGTCCAGATTTTCCAGTTCAGCTTGTTTATTCTGTTCTCAATATGAGCGTCCCTGAGCCGTCCTGTGTCCTTTGGTATGCCCTTGCCAGTTCCTGACTGCCCAACTTTCCAAGGGCTTCTGTGCATCTTTTTAACTATAATATTTTTGACACTGGTAACTAAATTACCGCCTTGTTGTTTTATAACATTAGGATTTCTTCTTAGTGCTGACTGGAACTCTTTTATCCCCATCAATTTTATCT